CGTTTAATACCTTCCCAGTCGGTGTTGTCGGGGAAGAAATGGACTTAACTGGACTTAGGTTGGAGGCGTAATGGCTCACTTTGCCCGTATTGATGAAAATGGTGTGGTGCAACAAGTTGTCGTGGTGGATAACAAGGACACCTCTGATGCTTCCGGCGTAGAGAAAGAGCATATCGGCGCAGCGCATCTTGAGAAGATTCTCGGCGGTACTTGGAAGCAGACAAGCTACAACGGCAACATGCGTAAGAATTACGCAGGGATTGGCTACACCTACCGAGCAGACATTGATGCGTTTGTACCGCCACAGCCTTTTGCTAGTTGGACGCTTAATGCAAATGCACAGTGGGAAGCGCCAACACCTATGCCTAACGATGGTCAGATGTATACTTGGGATGAGGCTTCAACCAATTGGGTGAAGTATGCCAGCCAAGAGTAAAGCACAGTTTCGGCTCATGAAAGCAGCCGAAAATAATCCTAAGTTTGCCAAGAAGGTTGGCATTCGACCTGATGTTGCTGCAGAGTACACGCAGTCCAATGTGAAGGGAAAATCGTATGCAAAACTTCCTGAACAGCTTAAGAATGGTGGTCCGAGCTTGGCGATTGGCCGTGGTGAAAAGCTTCCGGCAGATCAAGGCGCGGGTCTTACCGCCAAGGGCAGAGCGAAGTACAACCGAGAAACAGGATCAAACTTGAAGGCGCCACAGCCCCAAGGAGGCCCAAGGCGCGACTCGTTTTGCGCACGCATGGGTCCCATCGCACGCAAGTCTGAGCGTGGATCTCGAGCCAGGGCTTCGATGAAGCGCTGGAATTGCCCATCATGGTAAAGGGCAAGTAAATGTCCTATTCCGATACTTATGGCCAGGTTTTTAATGTCCAGACGCTAATTGACCACGCTGCGAGGCGCTGTGGCAAGCTTGCTGAGGAGTTGACTAGCGAGCAATTGCTAACGGCCAGAGAGTCCTTGGGCTTTGTGCTGACCAATCTAATCAACATTGGCATCCAATATTGGGCTGTCAAGAAGGAAGTGATTGGCCTAACACCCGAAAAATACATTTACACCTTGCCGGTAGGCGCCAATGACGCCTTGAATGTGCTTTATCGGACCATGACACGGCCTTCTGGCAGTTATTCAAGCAGTGCTGGTGGCAATGCTGCCTATGCAGGGGATGATGATGTCGATACTTACTGCCTGCAAACAAGCACTAATGGCAATATTTCGATCAATTTTGGCACGAGCAACCCGATTTATGCTGGGTCAATCGGCCTGCTCCCCTATGTTTCTGGTGGTGGAAGTGCCACATGGACTCTCACCCTTGAGTATTCGACCGACGGATCAACTTGGAACACCTTGTATGACATCGGATCAGTGGTTGTTACTGACAAACAGTGGGTCTGGTATGACATTGACCCCGGTCAGAGCGTCCAATACTACCGAGTAAGGGCATCTGGAGGCACAACGCTGGCCTTGCGTGAGTTTTATGTGGGCAATAACTCGCGTGAAATCCAAATGGCAAGGCTAAATCGTGACGATTACACGAATTTGCCCAACAAAAACTTCACGGCCAATCAGCCTTACCAGTTTTGGTTCAATCGCACGGTCCCACAGCCTGAAATTTACCTCTGGCCGGTCCCCAACGAGTGGTATGTGCAGATGACGGTCTGGTATTCCAAGCAAATCATGGATGTGGGTGATTTGACCGATGAATTGCAGATCCCGCAGCGCTGGTATCTGGCCACAGTGGGCATGTTGGCGCATCAATTGAGCATGGAATTGCCCCAAGTGCCGATGGATCGCATTCAATACCTTGAAGGGCAAGCTGAAAAGTATCTCAATCTTGCCGAGGCAGAAGAGCGTGATCGCAGTCCGATTTACTTTGCGCCCAACATTTCGGTTTACACAAAATAATGCCAATGTTTCTTGACACTGAGGGCTACAGCGACATCGCGATTGCGATATGCGATCGTTGTCGTATGAAACGTCCTCATGCCACTCTTGGCCCTGACATTAACTTTCCAGGGCTGATGGTTTGCGAGGAGAATTGCCGCGATGAAAAAGATCCTTATCGCCTACCAGCACGGCAGACAGAGCGCATTAATTTACGTTTTCCAAGGCCTGATGTTTCTGTGGCTGCAATCCAGAATAATTTGGTCTTGAATGATCAGCAGTCGATTATCCTTTCGACAGAGGGCAATACCCAGACGCCGGAAAACAATGGGAATCTCGACGGACTAGCGATTTCACCATAATGGCAAATCAAACTATTACCCAACTTCCTGATGCCACTGCATTAGCAGGCACAGAGTTAGTCCCCATTGTCCAAGGCGGTGGGACTGTTAAAACAACTGTCTCTGCGATTGCTGCAACATCAACATCGTCCTTTAGCGCTGGCACGACGGGATTAACGCCATCAACGCCAACAAGCGGTGCTGTTGTTCTTGCAGGCACGCTTATTACAAGCAATGGCGGTACGGGCCTATCTTCCTATACAGCAGGCGATACGCTTTACTACGCCTCGGGAACGGCTTTATCAAAACTAGCCATCGGTGCTGCATCACGCATCATGACGTCATCGGGATCTGCGCCACAATGGACGGACCCGGCAACTATTACCGTGGGCACGGCAACTTCTGCCACTACGGCGACAAATATTGCCGGTGGTGCTGCAGGATCATTGCCCTACCAAACTGGGTCTGGCGCAACCACCTTCCTTGGTATTGGTACGGCCACGCAGATTTTGAAGGTCAATGCAGGCGCCACAGCCCTTGAGTATGCAGATCAATCGACACTAGCAGTTGGCACTGCAACCAACCTGGCTGGTGGCACGGCCAATCAGATTGCTGTGCAGTCCAATGTCGGCGCCACGACATTTATCACAGCACCCACGGTTTCAAGCACGTTCTTATCATGGAACGGCTCTGCATTCGCTTGGATTGCAGGAGCATCAGGAACCGTCACAGCAGTTACGGCATCAGCGCCACTAGCATCTTCAGGTGGCACGGCTCCAGACATCAGTTTGGGCACGGTGACGACAGCTAATGGTGGCACAGGACTCACCACGTACACGGCTGGCGATCTACTGTATTACGCCACGGGCACGGCGCTTAGTAAGCTTGGTATTGGCGCATCAACCTATATCCTGACATCTTCCGGCACAGCGCCTCAGTACACAGACCCTGCCACTATTACGGTAGGAACAGCTACTACAGCAACCACAGCAACTAATGTAACAGGTGGTGCTGCAGGCTCACTGGTTTATCAAACTGCAAGTGCAACAACATCAACATTGGCACTAGGCACAAGAGGATATGTCCTTCGTGCTGGTGCTTCAGCCCCTGAGTGGGCAGTGATCGACGGAGGTACATTCTAATGCCAGCCACCAACTTTACGCCTATCCAGCTTTACAGAACCAACACGGCGTCTACCACAGCGCCTTCGGCTGGTAACTTAAACGCTGGTGAACTTGCCATCAACTACAACGATGGCGGGATGATTCTGTTTGCCAAGAACACCACGGGCAACGTCATTAAGTTGATGAACAACCCTGCCAACTTGCTGTATCCCACAGCAGATGGCACTAATGGCCAAGTTATTACAACCAATGGATCTGGCACGTTGTCATTTACAAGCGTTGCTGTAGGTGACGTTACCGCCGCTGGCAATAACGCCTTCACAGGCGCAAACACTTTCTACAACGCCACAGGGCAGGCGTTTGCTCCGGCAACAACAAACGATGGGATTATTCTTCAAGGCAGGGCTGGAGGGTCTTCGTCTTATCGCGTGACGTTTGCCACTGCAACACTTAGTGGGAATAGAACGCTTACATTCCCTGACGCTACAGATACCGCTGCTGTTCTTGGCACTGCTCAAACCTTCACCGCGCTGCAAACTTTTAGCGGGTCAACCAGCGTAGCGGCAACAAAGTTAGCCAATGCAAAAGAAGTTGCAACGATTTCAGCCACGGCAGCAACGGGAACTATTAATTACGACATAACGACGCAGTCCGTTCTTTACTACACCAGCAATGCTTCGGCTAACTGGACAGTTAATTTTCGTGGCTCAAGTGGCACGAGTTTGAATACGTTGATGTCTACTGGCGAGTCTATGACGGTAGCTTTTCTTGTAACCCAAGGATCAACGGCTTACTACAACAGCGCGGTTCAAGTTGATGGCTCCTCAGTCACCCCCAAGTACCAAGGTGGCACAGCATGGTCAGCAGGCAACGCAAGCTCTATTGATGCCTACGTTTATACAATTGTTAAAACAGGCAGTGCTACGTTCACGGTATTTGCTTCACAAACGAGGTTTGCGTAATGCCTTTAATTGAAACCAAAGGTGCTGCATCGGCTCAGGGGTTTGGGGAATTCTCCGGCCCATCTGGCCCTGTGATTTACATCGAAGACGTTTTCTCCACCTATCTCTACACCGGCAACGGCTCTACCCAGACCATCACCAACGGGATTGATCTGTCCACGAAGGGTGGGATGGTTTGGATAAAAAATAGAAGTCTGGGCGGGACAAATCATGCGTTGCAGGATACCGTTAGGGGTCGCAACAATATTTTGTTTTCCAACGATACTGTCCAAAATCAAGCCTATTCGACATCAATTAACTCATTTAATTCTACTGGGTTTACGCTCGGTAGTGAAAATTTAACTAATCAAAGCGGGCAAACCTTTGTCTCATGGACCTTCCGCGAACAACCAAAGTTCTATGATGTGGTGACTTATACGGGGGATGGTCAGACTTACAAACAAGTCTTTCACAATCTTAAAGCCCCTATTGGGATGATGATCATAAAGCGCATTGACTCTACTTCTAATTGGAGTGTAGTGGCTCGTACTGGGGCTTCAAGCGCCACTGGCCCAATAGCTTTGAATAGCACAGGAATTCCTATTTTCTCAAACGCTAATGTGCTTTTTGGAGATAGTCTTTCTGGCGGGGCTAATACATTTTTTTACGCTTCGCAGCAATCTGGAATGACAGGGGACGATTCTACAAACGTATCTGGCGGCACCTACGTCGCCTACCTCTTCGCCCACAACGCAGGTGGCTTTGGCCTGAGTGGTACGGACAATGTGATTTCGTGTGGGAGTTATACGGGGTCCAACGGCGCGGGGCAAGCCATCAATCTAGGGTACGAGGCGCAGTGGGTGCTGATCAAAAACACCAGTCGCGCAGGGCAAAATTGGGTGCTCATGGATAACATGAGGAGTTTTGACCAGACTAATTATGGCTGGCTGTACCCAAATACAAGCGGCGCAGAAGCGACAGGTTCTGGCGCGTATGTGGTCCCAACAGCAACTGGGTTTGCAACAACAACAAATGCAAACGCCGCTACAGACTATTTGACTGACTCCTACATTTACATCGCCATCCGTCGCGGCCCGATGAAAGTGCCGACGAGTGGGACGAGTGTGTATACGCCAATTACACGAAGTGGTAATAGCACAGCAACTACAGTTACTGGCGTTGGGTTTGCGCCAGACTTGGTGTTTGAGGCCGCGAGAACTAATAGTGGTGGCAACAACTGGGTTTGGTTTGACCGATTGCGCGGCGGAGCCGTTGGCTTGTCGTCTGACAACACAGGCGCTGAATTTACAAACAGCGCAGTAATTCAATCCGATTCGCTATCAACGACCATGGACGGTTTCCGTATTCAAACGGCAAACCCAATTAATTCCACGGGAAATACGTACGTCTATTATCCACTGCGCCGCGCCCCCGGCTTCTTTGATGAGGTGTGCTATACGGGGACGGGAAGTGCAACTACGCAGGCTCATAACTTGGGTGTTGTGCCTGAGTTAATGATTGTGAAGCAGCGTTCAGGTACAAATGCTTGGCAAGTTTATTCGTCAGCTTTAGCGAATACTGAATATTTGGTTTTAAACACTACAGCAGCAAAAGCAACAGGTGCTACCCGCTGGAATAGCACTACTCCTACATCGACAGTTTTTAGTATAGGAACGGCATCTGAGGTAAATACAAGCACGGCAACTTACGTCGCCCACCTCTTCGCCACCTGCGCTGGCGTATCCAAAGTAGGAAGCTACACAGGCACAGGCGCACTCCAGACCGTCAACTGTGGCTTTACTGGCGGTGCTAGGTTTGTTCTCATCAAGCGTACCGACAGCACGGGCGATTGGTATGTGTATGACAGCGCACGGGGTATTAGCAGCGGCAATGATCCCTATCTCTTTATGAATTCGACCGCTGCTGAAGTCACCGGCACCAACTACGTCGATACCGCCAGCGTTGGGTTCCAAGTCACAGCCGCCGCCCCTGCTGGCTTAAATGCCAACGGTGGTACATATATTTTCTTGGCTATCGCCTGAGGTTACTTATGGAAATCAGACTACGCGCAAACGGCCAGACGATGCTTGAAGATGAGCTTCGCCGCTGGGCAAAAGAAAATAACGGACCATCATGGGATCGTACAACGGATGAAGTTTTAGAAGCACTTGGTGCTGATGTTGTTTTTGAAGGTCCACAGGCCACACCGACGCGCTACCAGATTGCCTACCGAGATGGTGTGGAGCAAATGGACGGCAAGTGGTACACCAAGTACAGCGTAGCCGATCTTGACGATGAAGGCATCGCCGCCAAGGATGCCGAGCAAGCCAAGTCAGTGCGCGAACAGCGCAATCAAAAGCTCAAAGACTCCGACTGGACGCAAGTTGCTGATGCTCCAGTAGATCAAGCTGCTTGGGCCGCATATCGTCAAGTATTAAGGGATATTCCAAGCCAACAAGAATTTCCTTGGGACGTGCAATGGCCTACTCAACCGGAGTGATTATGAAAAAGCTAATCCTCACCCTGCCCCTGCCCCTGCTACTAGCGTCATGCGCTACAAACTACGAAGGTTATGCCGAGGCTAATGTAAAGATTGCTCAAGCTCGCGCACAAGCTGAGAGTGAAAAGTACAAAGCGATGGCAGCAATTGCTGCTACGGGAGATGCAGCGGCAAAAGTTGCCGCCGTGATGAGCATGGCGCTTGGACAGCCAAACCAACAGCAACAACAGATTGCACCGCCAAAGTCGGCAGCAGACACAACCCTGCAAGCCATAGCAACCATCCTGCCAAGTATTGCTCAGATCTACGGTATCAACCGCCAAGTCGCGCTTGGCATGGAGCAGGTCAGAGGTAACGTAGCTATCCAGCAAGCTGTAAGCAATGCGTCAGTGGCAAATACGGCAAGCACCAACACAGCCTTCACAAATATCGCTGGGAAGATCCAAGCGCCAGCAGCAAACGTCACGACAACAACCACGACAACGACATCAACCGATAACACGCATACGCCGACTGTTGTGACGACGGACAAAGCTGTTGTGCTTGATCCTAAAGTTGTGACTGTTGATAAGCCCTTAATCGTGAATCCGACCGTGGTGCGGCCTGAAGTGGTAAATCCCGTGGTTGTTAACCAGACAGCACCAAATTGATCATGAGCGAAGATTTGGACAAGCGCCTTTCGGTTCACGAAGCCATTTGTGCGAGCCGATATGAAAACATTGAAAAGCGTTTTACCGACGGCTCAAAGCGTATGCAACGCATTGAGTATCTGCTTTACATCACGATTGCTGCCGTCTTGCTTGGTCCAGGTGTCGCGGCCATGTTCGTTAAGAAGTTGTTAGGTATCTGATGGACGATAAGACCCATGAGTTAGCCGTCATCAAGGCGCAAGCCAAGATCCGGCTTGAAGAGCTTAAAGCGCAAGACTCGGCTAAAGAAGTAGCAGGAAAAGCCATTGGCGAAGATGGCTTGCTTTATATCTTTCTCATTGTGCTTGTGGGTGTTGGCGCATCACTGTTTTTAGAAGGCGAAAAAATTGCTGCTGTTATGGGCCTTCTGGGCGCTTCACTTACTGCACTTATTCAAATGCTGAATGGCATTGCAGGCACTGCACCGAAGCAGGAAAAGCCTGAGTTTGAAGTCATCAAGGATCTCATCACCCGTTTGGATAAGCTTGATCGTGCCGAGCCACCTATGCAAGTGGATGTTGAAGGCTCCAAAGTCACAGTCAAGAAGGGCGCTGACATCGTAACTACTAAGGGTAATCATGTTTGACCTTTTGTCTGGCGGGTTACTTGGCTCCATATTCGGCGGCCTATTCAGGCTTGCACCTGAAGTCCTAAAGTTCTTGGACAAGAAGAACGAACGCGCTCATGAGCTAAGTATGTTCCAGCTTCAGACTGACTTGGAAAAGCTGCGCGGTGAATTCAAGATGGAGGAGAAGTATGTTGACTACTCCATTCAGCAGATGGACACCATTAAGGCTGCGTTTCAAGAGCAAGCTGAAACGGCTAAAGCAGCGGGTTGGTTTGTGGCTGCTATCTCGGCGTTGGTGCGTCCGGGCATTACTTGGGCTTTGTTCTTTATGTATGCGACAGTCAAGGCGGCTGCGCTTGTTATCGCGTTTCAGACGGGCGCGGATTGGACAGAGGTTGTGAGCAAGTGCTGGGACGAAGATGACTTTGGTGTCTTCACAATGTGTATTACGTTTTGGTTCGTTGGCCGCAGCGTAGAGAAATATCAGAAATCGTGAATGAGGCTAAGAAGCTTTGCAAGGATGTACTGATCAAGCCTTTTGAAGGCTTGGCAAAGCGTTTACCTGATGGAAGAGTTCAAGCCTATCCCGACCCCGGAACCCGTGGGCATCCTTGGACCATCGGTTGGGGAGCTACTGGCCCTGAAATCAATCCTGGCACGGTATGGACCATCGAGCAGTGTGAGGATGCCCTTGACCATCATGTTGAGTATTTCGTGCGTGGCCTGCTCAAGATGTCGCCAACCCTTGCTAACGCGCTTCCAAGGCGTATGGCAGCCGTTACAAGCTGGGCTTACAACTGCGGCCTTGGTAACTACAGGGTGAGTACTTTCAAAAAGCGCATCGATGCTGGTAACTGGGACGGCGCCGCGGATGAGTGCCTGAAATGGAATAAAGCCGCTGGCAGGGTTTTGCCAGGCCTAACGCGTAGGAGGGCGGCTGAGGCCGCGTTAATGCGATGAGTTCAGCAACCAAGTCAGATCCAGGCAAATGGAAGCGCATTGTTGCCTCAGTCAAAGCTTCGGGCAAAGGTGGCAATCCAGGCCAATGGAGTGCCCGTAAGGCTCAACTAGCCACCCAGAAGTACAAAGCCTCTGGCGGGGGTTACAAAGGGCCTAAAAAAGCGGATAATTCACTCTCAAAGTGGACGAAGGAAGACTGGGGTACGAAGTCTGGTAAGCCGTCTACGCAAGGCCCCAAAGCAACTGGCGAGCGTTACTTGCCCAAGGCAGCACGAGAGAAGCTCACCCCTTCTGAATACGCGGCAACCACGCGAGCCAAGCGCGAAGGCATGAGGCAAGGCAAGCAGTTTGTGCCCCAGCCCGAATCGATCAAGAAGAAGGTGTGGTAATGGCCTACGCAATGACTTACAACAACTTGGTGACTGACATCCAGCAATACCTGGAGCGCACCGACGCCGAGACTGTTGCTCGCATTCCCACCTTCATCGGACTTGCCGAGCAAGTCATTGCAAGCCAGATTAAGTTCCTCGGTAATTTGACCGTGCAAAGCAGCACGATGAATGCTGCTAATCCAATTATCGACAAGCCTGCACGGTGGCACAAAACTGTTTCCATGAACATCACAGTGGCAGGCAAGCGTTATCCTGTGCTGCTACGAAAGTATGAGTACCTGCGTGAATACTGGCCCGACCCGACTCAAACGGACATTCCCAAATTCTATTGCGATTACGATTACACTCATTGGTTTGTGGCTCCAACGCCGACTCTTGCGTATTCCTTTGAAGTGCTTTATTACGAAAGAGTACAACCGCTAGACTCAAGCAATCAAACCAACTGGTTTACGGTGTACGCGCCTCAAGCATTGCTTTACGGCTCACTGCTGCAAGCGATGCCATTCCTCAAAAACGATGAGCGCACACCGATCTGGCAGGCGCAGTATGACGCCATCATACAAACCCTTATGGCTGAAGATAAGCTGCGTATCGCTGATCGCCAGGCCATTGCCGCGGATAGTTAATCATGAGCTATACCAGTCCGTTTACAGGCGACGTTGTACAGCCTACTGACGTTTCGTATGAGTCCATTACGTTAACTGCCAACTTGCAGTTGGTATGGCCCATCAATGGGAACTTAAGTACCGACACGCCAGCAGCACGCATCATGGACGTTGATGCAACGGCTGCAAGCCTTGAGTTAAGAATGCCTCAGGCTAATCAAGTCTCAGTGGGTCAAGACGCGTTAATTAGAAATGTAGGCGCGGAAGATTTTACCGTCACTACTTATGACGGTGCCTCAACCATTGTCACAATAACGTCGGGAACTGCGCGTTACATCTACCTAACTGATAATGGTGATGAAGAAGGTACTTGGGCCAACTTTGAGTTCGGTGCTGGCACTTCAAGTGCTGATGCTGCCACCCTTGCTGGCGCAGGCCTTCTAGCCTCGGGATTAACGCTTAATCAAAGCCATCCTGTTGAATCAGTTGTTGCAAGCCAATCCTTTGTGGATGGCGATCGCGCTAAGACTTATGTATGGTCTGGTGGCGCGACTACGGTTACGTTGCCATCTGCTGTTACCGTGGGCAATAACTGGTTCATGCTCTTGAAGAACAATGGCACAGGCACATTAACACTTGATGCGCCAGGCTCTCAAACCATTGACGGCAGCTTGACCAAAGCATTTGCGCCCAGTGAATCAGCATTCATTGTTTCCACGGGCACTGAGTTTGTCACGATTGGCTATGGTGTCAGCACGCAGTTTGAGTTTGGCATTCTGACCAAAACAGTAACCAATGGCACTTACACGCTGACTGCTAGCGAAGCTGCCAACACAATCATGATCTTCAATGGCACGTTGTCTAATAACGTGACCATCATTGTGCCGCCCGTGATCAATTTTTATGTGATCAGCAATCAAACCACGGCAGGTGGCTTTACGCTGACCATCTCAACGGGCGCTGTTGGTGCCAATACGGCTACGGTGCCTGCAGCAGGCCAGGCCACGGTATTTTGCGATGGCACCAACATTCTGAATGCCAACACCACACAGGCTGGCGGTACGTCCTTTAGCCTGGTTAATGGCTCTGCTGGCAGCCCATCACTTAACTTTGGCTCTGAAACCAACACAGGCATTTACAGGCCTGGTGCTGGGCGTTTTGGCGTTTCCATTCTTGGTAACTTAGTCTTGGATGTAGATGCAAATGGCATCAATGTCACAGGCACTGGTAACTTTACAGCAGGCATCAGTGGGGGCACCTTCTGATGACCAAGAAGGTTTTTGCGCTTGATACCAAGCCTGGCATTCAGAGGGATGGAACGCTCTTTGATAAAGAGTTTTACTCTGATGGCAGGTGGGTAAGATTTCAGCGTGGTCGCCCTCGCAAGATCGGTGGTTATCGTGAAATCATCAACAATCTGGCAGGCCCCTCACGGGGCATTTTTGTAGTTGTCCGCAATCTTTTTAACAACGTCTACAGTGGCTACAGCGATGGCTTGCAAGTGCTGCCTGTCAATAACAGTGGCGTAGGGTCAGGCCTTCAAGATTACAGTTTTGGCGGTCCGATTGCATCGTTATCGATTGCTGATGCAGGCTCTGCCTATACCGATGGTACGTATACCAATGTGCCTTTGAGCTATACCACCTCGGGAACAGGCGTAGGTGCTGTAGCTACAATCACGGTAACGGGCGGTGTAATTACAGCAGCCACGATCACAGGCTTTGGTGTGCATTATGTGGCTAGTGAGTTGCTCACAACGGCCAATACAAATATTGGTGGCACTGGCTCTGGCCTTGTCTTGCAAGTGGCAACGATTGACTCGCCATTTACAGCGTCTGATGTCAATTCCTGGCAGTTTGATACGTTCACAGACACGGTCAGCTATCAAACCAACTTGCTCTTAGCTCACCCTTCGAGGGATCTGGATAACATTGATTCAGACATCAATACGCCACTGCTTTGTGGACCGTTATCGGGCACTGTTTTGTGGGCTGCAGGTCTTTTTGCTGTCTCAAGTTGCTCGGTTACTAGTGGCTCAGCGACGGTCACGCTTGCAACCATTAACACGAAGATTGCTGCAGGCCAATTAGTCAAGGGTTATGGCATTCCTGCTGCCACCACAGTAGTGTCGATTGTGGGTACCACGGTCACACTCAGTGCCAATGCTACGGCCACATCAACAACCACGCTGACATTTGACAATCAAGTCTCAATCTCGGGTGGTGTGGTTGCTCTGCACCCCTATGTGTTTGTGTATGGCAATGATGGCCTCATCAAAAACTGCTCAGCAGGTGATATTGATGACTGGGTCTCAGCAGACGCTAACGAGGTCAATGTGGCCACGGGCAAGATCTTGCAGGGTTTACCCGTCCGAGGTGGTTCCAACGCGCCTAGCGGCCTATTTTGGTCCTTAGACAGCCTTATTCGTGTGTCCTTCACGCCTCAAACGCTTGGCGTGCCTGGCACAGGGAATTTTGCTGCCACCACGTACTGGCGCTATGACATCATCACAAGCCAGTCATCATTTCTGTCGTCATCGGCGGCCATCGAATATGACGGGATTTACTACTGGATTGGCACTGATCGATTCCTGCTCTACAACGGTGTCGTCAAAGAAGTTCCCAATCCAATGAACCAGAATTACTTCTTTGATAACTTAAATTATGCACAGCGCCAGAAGGTCTGGGCCACAAAAGTTTCAAGGTTTGGTGAAGTGTGGTGGTTCTATCCGCGTGGCAGTGCCGTTGAATGCACGGATTGCGTGATTTATAACATCCGTGAAAACACTTGGTATGACTCTGGTGAAGCTTATGGCGTTCAGCGTTCTGCAGGTTACTTCACGCAAGTATTCCGCTATCCCGTGGAAGCAGGGTATGAAGTCAATACAGCGAATGCTATCAATCAAGTAAGCATCACGGACCTTGGCAGTGGCTATACCGACGGTACGTATAGCTTTGAAGCACTGACGGGTGGTACAGGTTCTGGCGCAACAGCCACCATGGAAGTGGTTGCAGGCTCAGTGGTGCAAGTCACAATCAACAATCGTGGCTCAGGCTATACCGTGGGCGATACGCTCACAGCCACGCTTGATGGCATTGGTATCGACTTTGAAATTACGGTTGATACGCTCATGCAATTGGTCTCGTTATGGCAGCATGAAGTGGGCAAGAACCTCGTTAAGGGCACCAATGTTTTGGCCATTGAAAGCTCATTTACCACCTCAGATCTTGGTGTAATTGCTGGCGGTCCATCACAGCCAAGTCCAGTGGGTGAGAATCGTTGGACACGTCTTGAGCGTGTGGAGCCAGACTTTATCCTTGAAGGCAACTTGGACCTTTACATCGTTGGCAGGCCTTATCCTGACCAGCCCGATCAAATTACGGGGCCTTACACCTTCGATTCAGTCACGGGCAAGATTGATATGAAAGAGCAGCGCCGATTGCTGCGTTTGAAGTTTGTGTCTAATCAAGTTGATGGCGACTACCAAGTCGGTAAAATTATTGTCGATGCCGATTTGGGCGATGTTCGAGGTTACACAACATGACGATTGCGCTTGTTTATGATCCTCGGTATCACACGTTTGATTCGTGGGCAGCACTCATGTGTGAAGCCTACGCAGGCCAACAACTGCAAATTCCTGGCCCTGATGTGGACTTTAAGTCTTGGGGCGCAGGCTTAAAAGCCATCGATATTTTTGCCAATGAAGGCATACCAGAGCCTTATAGTTTTGAAAACTGGGAAGATTGGGCGGCTGCCTTAGTCAACGCCGTCAATAGAAGGGTTGAGTGACATGACAACTTCAAATTTGCTATCCAGCACTGGAACTACTTTTCAGATGAGTCCTTTGGATTATGCAAATGTACTCAACAAAACCTACACAGATGCAACTGATCTGTACAACCGAGCCGTAGGAATGTTTGGCGAGACATCTGCTCAAGCGGCGGCTGCTAAAAATAATATGCTTGTATCTCAGAGGCAGTTGTCTAACTTAAGCGGTGCCGCAACAGGAGCTTTGCCAGCCACAGGCGCCGTAACAACCACCCCAGCTACTGGAGCTTTAACAACAACTCCAGCAACAGGTGCCATAACAGCAGCACCAGCTACTGGTGCTTTAACAACACCAGCTACGGGTGCTGTAACGTCGACTCCTGCTACTGGAGCCTTAACAACGTCAGCCACAGGTGCTGCGACAGCAGCGCCTTTGACCATCCAACAAAGACTTCAAACAGCCGCCGGAGCCGACAATAACTTGACATACAGTCAGTTGATGTCAATTGCTAATCAGAACAATTTAACGCTTGATCAAATAGCGCCTTACATCTCAGATCCTACAAATCGTACGGCAGTGCTTGCAGATCTAAATAAATTCAAACCTTCGTTTAATGCACTTTATGAAACGTATGCTCCAAATGCTGTAAATACGTACGCTATTAACCAAGCGGAAGAGCTAGCAAGGGAAAACCAAAAAGTTGACTTTTCTAATCAAAACCGCGCAACGCAGTTAGAAGCTTGGAAGCGTGGTTATTGGAACACCCCTGAATTGTTGGCAGGCGGACGCGAATCGATCAACACTTATTACGGCGCAAAACCCGTTTATTTAACAAGCGCACTAACTGGCTCAAACCAAGGTGCTACGAGCAATCGCCTTATATCAACGCTTCAAAACGCTATGCAAAGTCCTGGAGGGTTGGGTGAAAACATCAAGGCGGCTGTTGGTGCGTACCAAGATCCGACGGGCAAGACACTTGCTTCGCCAACAGAGATTGCAGCAGCAGACGCTTATGTCAAAAGAATAACGGGCAATCCAAATGCAACTTACGCAAACACTTTACGAGATTTAGATACGCGTGGTGGCGGCTTCATGTACGACGAGCAGCGACTACTCGGTGATGTGAAGAGCAATCTTACTAAAGGGTTAGAAGCAAATCTTTCAATATCTAAATGGGACCCCAAGACTAGGGGTGAGATGTTTGCTCAGCAAATAAATAAACTCAAAGTAACTCCAAGTTTTGTTGCAGCGGCACTGGGCGTTTCAGAGAATGATATTTTAAGACTCGCCGGTGGCGACCCTGCACTGTGGAGCCGACTTGCAGTCAATGAATTAATCCCCACGCAACCCGTAAGAGAGGGTGCATCTTACAGATATGGGCCATCCGCAACAGTAAGTGGACCAAGCACTAACACGGCGCTTACGTCTAGCCAGCCAACAACAAGCAGATCTAGCACGGCGATCACTTCTAGCCAACCAACAGATGCTGGAAGAATCCTTCCAAGATTTGATCTTTTTCCTCAGACTGGCGCGGGGGCTGACGGAAAGCCTGAAGCTGTAAAAGTAGGAAGTAAAACAGTTTATATGGAATCAATTTACGGATTGCCTATTGCCGAGCAAGTAACAAAGCTTAAAGAGTTGGGAGTCAAGGCCTCTAATTTAATTGCAAGTGGCGCTGATCAAAATTACGTTGATGATTTAATAGCATTAGGGTTGCAAAAATAATGGCTGATCCTGATTACGCCTCGCTCGGGCGCTTGTTATTCGGGTTTAAGCCCGAGGAGCCACTTGAGGAGCCGTTAAAGGAGCCGCAAGACTTAATCGGCGCTCAGCCACTCATCACAGAGCAATCACCTCTCGATACGGGCGCGAGTCTTTTTAAAGCTACAGAACAAACAGCGCCATTGACTGATGCGTCAAGCTCAAGCGCATTAGATACGGTTATTGAAAAACCAAAGACAGCCGACACGGTCACAGGTGCAATCGGCAGCGACACAATAACGGGCGCCGCTCCAGACACGGGTCTTGCAGATCGATTTTATGACCCTATGTTGAAATCCAACTGGGACCGTGAAAGTGTTGCTGATTTTGGTTTGCAAAACGACCCAAGGTTTGCTGGAAGCAATGAGTTTTATATTGATCCAAATACTGGAAAGTATGTATCAAGAACAGACTATTTAGCGACCGCCAATACGCCAGAGGCCGTTGCTTATCGCAATGAGCAGGCTCGAATTGCCGCCGCAAATGCAAAGTTATTCAGACCTGGAAACACGCTAACAAGTGGTTTCGGCAACGTCACTGAACAGCTCGGAGGGTCTGGCTACTACAAAGGCGTAGCCATACCAAAGTTTTATGAGCAGTCTCTTGGCGACGCTGGGTCGTTATCGGTTGCCGATCAGCTTGCACAATGGAAAGCCAATATTGATAAGCAAGACCTGAGTGCTAACGCACCCTTTGGTTTTGTCGAGACGCCAGTCTATACGCAGCCCACAGGTGATTACGATCCTTATGTTAGTGGTTACAAATCAACACCTGCTACGGCGTTTGATTACTTAACGCAGAACAATCCTAATATTGCAAATGCTGTCTTAGGGCATACGTCAACAGGTGCGTTTGCGTACAAAGTTGTCAATGGCGAGCTAAAAGAAGTAGGGCATGACGAAATAACGCCTGAAGATATTGCTCAAGGCAATGCTTTCTTCTTGCTTGCAGGCGCAACAGGTGGCCCGAATCGACAACGTATGTCGCAACTTTATCGGGCTGATGGCAACGACCTTATTCCTGTTGGCGATCCTAAGATGTATCAAGGCGCCAAAGAACAGGACATGGGGCTTGCATTCCTTGATATGGCTGCATCAGCCCTGGCATTTGTTCCAGGGCCATGGCAAGTTCCAGCAGCAATTTACAAAGCTGGACGCGCCATAGATCAAGGTGACTGGGCGCAGGCAGCGCTTGCTGCAATACCCGTAATTGGCGACTTTGCAAATGCAGCAGCAGTTGCCTCGGAAGCTGCTCAAGTGGCTGGTGCTGTTGAATCAGCATCTTTTGCAAATGACATTGTTAACGCAGTTTCGAGTGCTGTTCCATCGCTAGACTCCGTAGGAAAAGTAACCAACGCGCTGCAACAATCAGTTAGTGCTCTAAAAGCCATTGACGACAAAAACTGGTTAGGGCTTGTTGCATCGGGCACAGGGCTTGCTGGAGCCACAGGAGCAATTGACCCAAATACAGCGGGTCTTATCAGGAGCACAGCAAATCTTGCAAATGTTTTGAATAACAACGGCAGTCCAGCGCAAATCATTGCTGCTGCTACAGCATTAGCAAACAATCAAGGTTTTGTTGATCGCGCCACTACCGATCAGGTCAATGCAGTCGCTTCGATCATTGCTGCTAAAGACAATCCTGCGGCATTAATGGGTGCTGTAGCGCAAGCAGCCCGATCAGGCGTATTTAATGAGACTGCGAAAATCGGTGCGCAGTACGAGCAACTTAACAACCGTGGCGTAATCGACGAATACAACGTCACTGGTGGTGGCGGTGCGCTTATAAGCAGTGGCAACCCCACTGAAGACGAGCAAATTAGAATCCAGCAGCGCCAGAACGCTGCCAACCAAGCGTTAACAGACTACATGGGGTCAGGCAATGACTTAAGCCGTGAAGGCCTAGTAAGTCAATTGCAAAGCCTTGGTCTTACGGCAGATCAAGCCGAGGGGTATGCTCAACAAGCCGATCAGAAGATCAATATGAATCGCGTCGGCGCTGATGTGATGTATCGCTACTCAAAGATTGATCCTGAGTTTGGTACGCCTCAGCTTGATCGAGATACGGCGGTACAGGAAATGGTTGCTGCTGGCTTCACATCAGATCGAGCCAATGAAATACTCAATGGTATTGATGCGCAGAATGCGATCAAGTTAGAAAACAAACTGAGCGTTCAATCTGCATACAACAATTACACATCTGGCAAAGGTACTGAAGAGCAGTTACGGAGTGCATTGACATCGGCTGGTTACACAGATGCAGAAATCAATAATTTAGTCACGCGTGGCAATGCAGTCCTTGAAGGCAAAAGACTTACTTCTGGTGAGCAGGCTCAAGAGCGTGCCGCAAATCTGCCGGATATAAGAGCAGAGATTGCAGGAAAGTCTAGCTTTAATGAAGCGTATGCGTTAGCCAGAGAAAAGCTTGGTGCAGGCGCTACATTTACTTGGCAAGGTAAAGACTATGTTGCGTCATCTGCAGCCGAGCGTCCAGACTTAAGTGGAAAACCAACTGACTATTCGGCAGCAGGTGCTTCACTGTTTAAAACGCCCGCTGCTGATATTTCATCCTATGGTACGCCTTACGTAGCTCCAAGTGGCATGCACAATCGTGCGTCATTCATACAAGCTGGTGGTGGCACAAGCGATGAGGACTATGCCAAATATGTGCGAGCCGTAAATGCGTTGATAGCAGAGGGTAAATCAGGCGCATTAATTACGCCTGCATCGGTTAATAGCACTGGCAAAGAGATGCCATCGACCACAGGCCCGGTCACGATGGAAAAACCCAAAGTTGACTCAGTGCTTGGCAGTGTTGTTGCGCAGGGTGTTGCAAGCTTTGGCGCCAACTCAATTGCTGGTGTATTGAATTCATTAGGCTTCACAGACGCTGGCAAGACAGTCCTTGATAAGGCCAATCAAATTGCTGCTGCCGCCACTGCAGCAGAAGGCGCTGACATCACTAAGGGCAAAGCCGATATTAATGCTGCAATCAAAAAGGTTGGTGAATCATCTGGCATCAAAGATTTTGCCATTAATGTTGGCAATTTGGCCTCGACCGCATTTAACAATCCCAAGGCTTTTGGCGCAACTGTTGGCAGTGAAGTTGTGGAAGAGCTATTTCAGTTTGCAACGCTCAAATTCCCAGCAAGTTTCCTCGTTAAAGAAACCGTTGCGTCAGCCTTGGAAAATGCTGGCGCTGCTTATAACACTGAATATGAGTCGCAAATTGCGAAAGGCGCATCCAAAGAAGATGCGCATCAAGCCGCGCAAAAGGCTGCTGGAACTGCTGCTGGCGTTTCAGTAGCGTTAGGAGGCGCTGCTGCAGGCTTAGGCAAGGTGGCCGGTAAAGTAATTGGCAGCCAGGCTGATGAAGTGCCCACAAGCGGCGTAGGTCAAGTTGGCAAAACAACGCTTAAAGAATCGGCTCAAGAAACAGTTGAAGAAGGCAGTATTGCCGGTGCCATTGATTTGGCTTTAGGTCGTCCAGTTGATGCTGTAAACGTGCTTACTAACATGACAGGTGGCGCCTTATATGGCGGCCCAACAAGTGGCGTGATGCAAGCCACTAAACTTGATTCACTTGACCAGCAATCAACATTCATTGGATCTGGACTGGGGGCCGATTCAGCATCTGTTAATCAAGCAATTAATAATTTACAGTCAGTCTTTGGCACTGATGGCGCAGCAAATTATGTTGGCAATCTGATTGGCTCGGACAATCTTGCTGCTGGAGGTCAAACTTTAGCTTCTAATCTTGCTAACGTCATGGGCAGCGATGCTGCAGTCACAACGGCTAATACGCTTGTTGGAAACTTGGCGATTAGCAAAGTCTCAGACACATTGCAAAGCGCAGGTATCGACTTAGAGAATTTATCAACCGTGGTTGGTAAAACCGACGCAGGCAATGACATCACGCTTGGTGATGCACTCGGCGCTTCGATTACTGGCAATGGTCAAAGCGTATCAGCATCGACTGTAGTTGGCCTAAAACCAAATGGATCAGATCTCACTCTTGGTGAGCTAGCCAGTGCTATAAAGACTGGCAATGTATCTCAAGTGACCACTGACTTTGCAGAGACAGGTAAATCGCTTTTTGGAAGCGGTCAAGATACTGCCACTTCAGGAGCAGTAACGACTGACGTTACGGGTTCAACGGCAACCACTGGCACAGCAACTGACACAACTGGGGTAGTTACTGCCGAAACGGGCGCTACAACTGGAGCCGCAACTGGAGCAACTTCAGGCGTTGACACAGCCACGGGTGCGAGCACATCTACTGATCCAGCAACTGGCGTTATTACGTCCACATCTACTGATGAAGCCACTGGGGTAAAAACAGTAAAAGAAGTTGATCCTGTCACGGGTGAATCTACCGTGATTACGTCCGATGAGACGGCTGGTATTGTCACAAAAGAGACTATCGATTCAAATGAAAGTAGCACTACAACTGTAGACTCAAATAACAACATAACAACAAACACAACTGTCAATACAAATACAAACACGACAACTAACATAACGGTAAACACCAATACTGGTGAAGTTGTTGTAAAAGTTACAAACAGTGGTACTGGTGAAGTTCTTGACACCCAAATTAAGACTGTTGATGAACTGACGCCCAGTGAATTAGAAAAACTCACTATTACTGATCCAGCAACTAAGACATCAGTAACTAAGAAGCCTGTAACCAAGCCTCCGGTGGCTACAGCGCCAAAACCAGGCTCATCAGCCGGATTTTCTATGTTTGGAGAAATAGGAAGGTTAGGTACGCCTATGCTTAAATCTGCTGGTGACACCCAAATAAAAAACCCGCTTGAGAAATTGTTTCAAAGCGTTGATGTGATGAATCAAATTGATCCTGCGCTTTTAGCAGTGATGACACAACGCTTAAATATTCAGCCTGAGCAAGCGCCTACGTTCACTTATGGCCAAGAAACATCCATTGATGACATCCTAGGCCTTCGAGAGCCTAAGAAGCCAGAAGAGGCTCTATATGCTGAAGGTGGCTATGTAGAGCCACTTCGAGCCAAGCCAATGAACTTGCAATTCATGAATCGTGGCGGCGCATTACCAGGTGGCCGTGAAGACTTCAAAGACGGCAAGCACGTTGCTGGTGATGGTGATGGTCAATCGGATGACATCCCGGCATGGCTTGCAGACGGAGAATTTGTATTTCCTGCCGATGTGGTTTCTGCACTTGGTAATGGCTCAACCAAGGCAGGAACAGATAAACTCTACAAGATGATGCACGAGATCCGAGCACGAGCCAGATCTACGAAAGTCAAAGACTTACCACCGCCAGCGCACAAGTCACCGCTGGACTATATTAAGAAGGGTAAATAATCATGGCTGGATTATTTGAAGGTTCTGCACCGCCAGATGTTACAACCACGCGTACGACGGCTACTCAAGCGCCTCAGTATCTCACTGACTATTTGACTAGCCTTGCTCAGGCAGGGCAGAAGCAACTAGGGCAGACTGATTTAATTGCGCCCATGTCAGACCTGCAAAAGCAGGCTTACGCTGCTGCGCCCGACGTACTTACCCGGTATCAAACCCCACTGGATCAAGCATTGACGGCTGGCAAGTCTGCTATGGATGTGTCCTCCGCAGACATTTCAAAGTTTTACAACCCATACCAGCAGCAAGTCATTGATGAGATGCAAAGGCAATCTGACATCAACTTGCAGCGCAGTGTACTGCCAGGGTTAAAAGCACTAGGCGTTAGTGGCGGCCAGTTTGGTAGCAGCAGAATGGGCAACATCGGTGGCCAAGCGCTTGCAGATATTGCTTCCAGGCTTCAGGCACAACAAACCGAAGCAAGGTCTAAGGGTTTTGAGACTGCATTGGATGCTGCGCTTAGAGAACAAACCGGGCAGACAGGCGCCACCACGGCATTGTCAGGCCTTGGATCTCAAGAGCAACAGGCTGCAAAAAGCGCTCTAGGCACCCTGTCAGATCTTGGTACACAACAGCTTGAATATGAGCAGTCTAAGATTGAAGCGCCCTTAACAAGGGCTGCCAATGTTGCTGCATTGCTAAGAAATTATCAGTTCCCGACCACAACGACTGAAAACTATAAGGGTCCAATGGCTGGCATTACTTATGGTCCAAGTACCATAGATAAAATTGGCTCACTGACATCGTTCTTGACGGGCATTAAAACTGGTACAGGAACTGGCAAAGCAGACACTATTGGAGCCAACATCGTAAACCTGATCAAAGGATTTGGCGGTAGTGATTTGACTCAAGCTGAATTGACGCCAGAACAGCAGCAGGTAATTTTTGACTTTTATGCTGGATATGACCCAGAAGCGCCTTGAGGTAAATTATGGCTAAACAATCTCCATTGGCGACGGTCTCGCCAGTAGCAATTCCTGGCGAAGATCCAGAGCTTGCAACATCGCGGCAAAAGTACATTGATGCGCAGCAGGCCATGCTTGATGCCTTGCAAGCACGAAATGAGTTCATTGATCCGCGCAACTTAGCGATGGCTAGAGCATTCTTGCAGCCAACCAAATCAGGGCGCTTCGGTGAAAGCCTTGGCAATGTCATAGAGGCTTATGGCACGGCTGATGAGGCTGAGCGCAAGCGAAACATTGAGATGGCTCAAATCCGCGCAGAGCTTGCTGCAGGCCAATATGGTGCAGCACAAAAAGGTCAGGCTCTTAAAGCACTTACTAGCACCATGCAACCTGGGAAACAAGGACAGACCGTAACTGTCGGAGGCCAAGAATATCCGGCAGAATTTGTCGGCATGACACCCCAAGATGCTATGCGTATTAGCTTGTATGACAAAGACCTTGGCGAGCTTGCCTTTAAGTTTTTGAAGGAACAGAGAGAAGGCTTTGCAGTTCAGCCCACTGGCACAGTCAACTTGCGCACGCCTGGCGGTCCTAGCTTTACGCCATTTCCAGGACAGGCCAATGAAATGGTTACGATTCCTGGAATTGGCACACTTAGCGTCACTAAGGAAGACAAGATTGCGCTTGATGTAGCCATGAGTAAAGACGACGCAGCTACGCTCTTTAAGATCGTTGATAAGTACACGAAGCCTATGACAAGGCCTGGCGCAGCATCCACAGCAGCACCATCAGCAGGAACTGCACCACCACCTACAGGCACTCCTGGATCGGGCATTAGGCCATCACCATCAGCTATGAGTATTCCTGTGACGGCTGAAGAAAAAGAAGCAGCAAAGCGTCAGCAAGAGCTAGAAGCGGCAGTGCAACGCGCTGAAGAGACAGAACTTGCTACGGCTGGCGCTAAGCGCACAGGTGCTGCGATTGATGCGGGTTCAATGGCTGTGGCCAAGGTCCAAACCGCTAAGGACATTCAAAAGCTCGTCGGCACTGAGGGGATGAACCAATACTTTGGTGCCTTCAATAAACCGAATGACATTTTTGCTGCTATCGTTACCCTTGCAAGGCGTGCTCAAGAGACAAAATCTGAAGGCATCGATAAGTCGCAGCTTGATACTGTGATTTCCAACTTAACGCTTAACCTGCCCAAGTCTCCCAACGAGACCATGGAACAGTTCAAAGAGCGTAAGCAGCAGGTGATTGACCGTGCGGCCATGGCAGCATCGCGCATTGCCGAGATGGAGTTGTACTACTCGCAACTGATCAAGGGCCAGGGTCAGATTACTGAGGGCGAGCGCGAGATCTTGCGCAGGGCTGCAATCAATCCACGCTTTGACACGCCAAATGTGATCATGGCCAAGGCCAAAGCGATTGAGGCCATCAGCAACTTTGAGAGGTGGCGTGCTGATACGCTTGAGCAGAATCCCAAAATGACACTGGCACAGCTAAAGGCTGGTCAAGATTACAAGCGTGAAGAAGCCAAGCGTATTGCGGCTATTGAAGATGCGATGAAGCCTTTGTTGCCTAAGGGTACACAGCAGGCACCACGCTCTGGCGGTGGCTTGACCATGGATGCGATCAACAAACGAGCTAGTGAGCTTGGGGTGCGCTAATGGAAGCAAACAAACTCGACGAGAATCAGGTCCGTTACGCCCTGCAGATTGGCGATGAAGCGCGTCGCATGGGCATCAACCCTGACTTTGTGTTGCCCATGGTGGCGGCTGAAAGCAAGTTTGATCCAAGGGCTGTCTCACCCAAGGGTGCGATAGGTCTGATGCAACTCATGCCGAGCACGGCAAAAGAGCTTGGCGTTAACCCTTATGACATCAGCCAAAACATCAAAGGCGGCTTAACCTACCTCAAGCAACTGTCATCACTACCCGACATCGGTACCAATCCTGTTGCATTGTTGGCAGCTTATAACTCAGGACCCAATAAGGCGTACCTTAAAACACTTGATCCCAAGGACATCCCTGAAGAGACTGCAGCTTATGTAAGAAGGATCAATACTTATGCAGGCGGTACGCTGCCACAGCCTTTTATAGGCCTAGAAGGCGAGGCTGAAGGTGAAGGCGTTGGCCAAGGTGGCACCCTTACTGAAGGTGAAAGGCCAGCGCCAGCGTCTGAATTAGATTACCAGCGGCTCATGCTTGATGCTGCTGGTGGCTTAACAGGTGCTGCAACTGCAGCAGGTTTACAGTTTGCAGGCTCTAAGTTTAATTTGCTTGGCCGAGCACTCGAGGGTATGGCCGCTATGAAGGAGCCATCATCTGATGGCGGCAAATCATCAGGGCAAAAATGGGCTGAAAAGGTTACTGGCTATGTAGATCCTGAAGCTCGAACGGTTTCTGAACAAGCAAGATCGTACAACCGAGCCAAAACAGGAGCTACAGGCCAACTGTATGGCAAGCCAAAAATAAGTGGCCGTTTACCAAATATGTATGGGCCACCAGCCCCTGGCGAACCAAAGTCAATGGTTGATCGTTTACTGCAGCAACAACAAGAAAGAGAAGCAGAAAAAAAGGCGCTTGCGGCGCAAGTCAAGCGCCAACAGTCTCCATTAAATATGGCCGGGCGGTTTATGACATCGCCAGCAGGCAAGGTGGTTGGTGGTGCTCTTGGCGGTATCAGCGCTGCAGAGCAGGCTCAACAAGCCATAAACAAGTATGCTGAGCAGGATATGCCCATGGCAGCAGCATATGGTACAGGTGCACTAGGCTCGGCTATGATGGCCATTCCTCACACGGGTACACAAATCCTTGGTGGTGCTATGGCAGCCTCTCCCTTGGTTATGTACGCCTACCGTAAGGCCCAAGAGAAAGGTATGCCTTCAGGATTGCCTGCTACTTACAGCCCTTACTTCAAATAACGCTTCTTAAAACAGACTTTGCACTCTGCCAGCCAGCCACCCCTAGAACGCTCATAAAAGGCTTCTACGGGCTTTGTGTCCTGGCACTTAGAGCAAACCTTCATGCCGTCCTTTACGGCGTTCCTACGCTCAAATAAACGCTCTGGTGGCCATCCTTGATTCACACGCCACTTCAAGGTGTAGTAACTTAGCTTTCCTCGCTTGGCCCACTCGCGGAGAGTGAGGGTGGTCGAACCGATGGTGAGAACTCTCTCGTTAGAAATCTGGTTTGGCACTTTTTGCATTCGCGTCTGCGCTCTAAATAAAATCTAAACTTGTTTGGTTCCCAGTAAGACCGGGTGTCAAGGACGGTTGTCTTGTAGGACCGTCCTGACTCGTTTCGACAGTATGGGCATTGCATCGTGTAGTCTCTTTCTCAATTCCAGAACATTCCAGGCCAGATCGTGCAAGTATTGATCTGCCAATGCAGGATCTGTCTTCATTTGGTTTTGCGCCTGGTTGTGTAGTCGCTCGATAATTTTCAATTGCTTCTCGTATAAGCTCATCTAGGTCAGCATCCATTTGATCGGGGTAGTCAACCAATTGCCTGAGCATGCGATAGCGTAGGGCGTCATCCATTGCGCTCCTTTAGCTTGGATTCAATGGCTTTACCGAATGCTTTGATACCGTAATTACTGCCATGCTGATAAAGATACTTATCTGCATATTCATAGAATTCCTCATCAGTCAGCCCAACCCATTCACGCTTATGTGCTGCGACAAGTGCAGCGAACTTGCACAACATTGCATTCGACCCGTCAAACCCGACAAACCCCGCCTCCCGCGCCATGCGGGTGATGTCTTCTTGGTTCATTGCTCACTCCTTTCTCTGATGTCGTCTCTAATTTCGTGCAGTGCTCGGTAAGTCCATTCACAAGCAAGCTCTCCAGACGGAGAATTGCCGACAGGGATTCGGTACGTTTCAATGATCTCGATGCAGGCTTTTCTTTCATGTGCTGCGACAAGTGCAGCGAAGCGTTCAATGCTCTCGTAACCGTAGACAGGCCCAATCCCAGCCTCCCGCGCCATGCGGATGATGTCGTCTCTATCCACCGTTCTTCTCCTTTAGTTTGGCCTCAATCGCACGAGCAAACTCTCGAATACCCCTCTCGCTTAACGACAAGCGACTCCCATTGCTCCAAATCTCCTCATCCGTCAGCCCAACCCATTCACGCTTTGGTGATGTGGTGTAGAGTGGTATGTCATCTGGATTGGGGCCGATCAGGTTGCCTTCTTCATCGAACTTTGATGATTGATACCACCAAAGTTCCCCCTTGCCCCCATCGGTAATCCACGCCACAGGCTCCTGCTGCGCTAATGCTGCATTCCATCCTCGCTCATAAGCCTGTGCAATCTCGATTTGTTTGTCGTGTTCAGTTTTCACCATTTCATCGACACGTTTTTGCGATGTGTCGTAGGCATCGACAAGTGATAGACAGCAATGACCACACCTTGGACACTCAAACTGTTGTGATGCTTTCCTCAATCTGCTGACATGGCCCTTGTCATAGCCAGTCAGTTCAACAATGTCTTTAATTCTTAGTGACGGATCTTTGACTAGCTCACGCACTTGTTTATAGCGATCCATGCCATCAAGATATGACTTATCCTTCTGATGCTGATTGTGATCACCACTCATGGTCTTACCCCTAAAGCAATGCGCTCACGCTCCATACGTGCGCGTAATCGTTGTCTGAATCGGTACCGTTTAGCAATCTCAGCCCGTGTCATCTTCGACCGTGGCTTGTCTTCACCGATACCAAGCTTGTAAATGTGCGTGGCATCAACACCGCGGGAGTTCTTCACCCAGCCCGTGATGTGAGTCACGCCTTCCTTGTGTAAAGCCCTGAGATAAGACTGGACCGTTACGACATGCAGGCCTGTCTCATCGCAGATGTTGTACGCAGTGCAGCCCTCCATCAGCATCTTGATCATCCGCGCGTACAGCAGTTCATTGATCTTGATCATAGTTTTCTGAAACGTAATCAGCGTAACCGTAGGCTTTACCGTGCTCTTTTTTGTACTCCTCATCCATTTGTTTTGTTAGCTCGTACAGGGCATCGTAGCCATGACGGTCATAAATAAATTGTTCAAACATTCTGAGCGCTGGCAGATGCTTGTACATGACTCTATCAACCTCTGCGAGAAGACTTTGAATTTCTTTGTCTTGCTCACCGATAAGCAACTCATAAGCTTTAATCTGTAATTGTGTTTTCATGCTGCATCTCCTGCGCTGTCACGCCAATCATCGGTACAGGCTCGCTTACGCAAGACCATGGCTTCAATGGCACGAGCAAAGGCATAAAACCAGTGATCAGCCGTCAGTGAGTCAGGGACGCTGTCAGCACAGGCCCTGATGTCAGCATCGCTAAGCATGTTCTTGGCCCCTGCGTAAGAAGCTTGGCCCTTCCGACTCAGCTTCGAGTTCGCGGATGTCATTGGCTGCATCACTCACACCGTGCCAATCCCTGCGAGCGATCATGACTTGCATGTATTCAACCAGCACTTGAATCTGTACTTCTGGGTCTTGGTAATCTCTCATTGCTAATCTCCAGGGTTGCGTCTGCAATACGGATGGCCAAGGTCGCAATGCGCTCAGGCGTATCCAGTGAGTAAGGTCCGTCCTTGTAATGCTCAATGCCACGGGACAAGATCCCGTTAAGCGCTGCGGCAATCAGCGTCAATCGATCATCACTCTTCGCCATAAGGCATGCTCCATAAGACATAGATTAGAAAAACTGTCAGCCCGATTGAGCCGACACCAAACATCGTGACAAGCCAGTCCATGAGGTCAATCATCGAACCGCCCACTGTGCAACGCCGTTGCTGAAGTAGATAACAGCGCCGGCAAAAAGGGCGTACAGAAGCC